GTATGATTGCACCACCCGGTTGCAGTCTCTGACGAGGTCCAGATGTGTACCATTCGTAAACTTTGTTATAAACTTCAGGGTTATACTCACCCATTGTAGCTTCTTGTTCTGAATGCGGATCATCAATGATAAGAATATCAGCACCTTTTCCTGTAACGGCACCACCTACACCTATCGCAAAGTAATCACCACGCTTATTTGTATTCCATCTACCTGCCGCCTTACTGTCTGTGGATAATTCTATACCGGGAAATATGTTTTGGAAGTCTTCGTTCTGTATTAGGTTACGAACTTTACGACCAAAGCCCACCGATAGCTCTGCAGTGTGTGCTGTCTGGATAACTTTCTTCTCTGGGTACATTCCCAAGAACCATGCAGGAAATAAATAACTGGCAAACTCTGATTTGGTATGACGGGGTGGCATATTGATTATCAATCTTTTTAATTCACCTTTAGCAACTCTCTCAAATGCTTCTGCCATAATCTCATGGTGCCTGCCATGAATAAAAGAAGGCCACATTAACTTAACAAATGGTAAAAAACTTTTTCTGGCTTCTTCTCTGGTCTTTGCTTCTTCAAGCTCTTCAACTAACGCCAGTATTTGTCTTTGTTCTTCTGGGGGAAGTTTTTCAATGCTCTTAACATTATTCTTTAAAATAGATGTTAAATCATTCATTCTCGTTCCTGTACTCAGGAGGTCTGCTTTCTACTATTTTTTGTGCCAAATCAATCATCCATAAAGATTGCGGTGTATCAACCGAAGAACTTATATGAAGACATTTGTCACCATCATCTTTTACTTGCCACCCAATAACTATAACATCCTCAAGATCACAAATCTCTTCTTCATCATCATAAATTGTTTGAGAATTCTTATAATCACTTAGGTTTATAATATTGTCTGACACTAAGGTTCCTTCTCAATATATAAACTTTTTCCATATATAAATGTATATTACATATATAAATATATATTACATATATAAATATCTTATGCATATATAGATATATAATAATAATATATATGTAAAATTTAATATACTATTTTTATATAATTTGCAATAGCTAAGAATCATATTTTTTAAATTATTTTAATTTATATATATATGGGCATTATTTTACAGTGGTTTATAAAAAAAAAGGGGTACCCCCTTTGTGAAAATTTAGTATTTTAGTGTGCAAAACTCAATGCAGGGCGTGTGACCGGCCATACTATACTAGGGGTAGTAGTGGGTAGGTGGGGTAAACACATCAGCTAGAAATAAAAAAGGTGGGATCGCATCTAGCTGTAATTTAAATGCAGTTCGTAACTAGCTGTAAAACTTTATGTAATGTTTTACTTGGAGATAATACTATTTAATTTCGTAAGTAGATCTGTTTCTATCTCACTAGCTGTCCTATCTCTTTTGTCATCCACTTTTATTATGTCAGTAAAAAGCCCCATATTCTTTCCCAACATCTCTAGGGCTTTAAGCCGGACACTATCAGTAATGTTTACATCGTCTGCCATCTTCTCGATCTTCTCTAACAATACATCTGATCGTTTGACCTCATTCATGCGATGTAATGACATTTTCTGCTCTAATAAGTGGTCTATAAATATCCTAATGTTATCCTTTGCCCTTAATCTACTTGCCAACATTCTAAGAGTGTTTGGTTTAATATCTTTACTAACATTATAATTGTTACGATATGCCTCTATCAAACTAAGACCTTTCTCGCCATTCTTTCCCACTACGTCAAAACAAAAACCTCGCATTTGATCTGTCAGATCCCCACCAACAACATTAGATTTTTTAGTCTTGCTGTTCCGGCTGTTGTTATCACTAACCAATTTTAAATTAGGTTTATCGTCTTTTTTATCTGTCATTTTTAATCCTCAAAAGTTTATGTAAAGTTTTGCTGTCGTGTTTCCATTACCTGCATGATTACCAATAGTAACATTTAATTATCTTTATTTGTAGGTTTGGAAATTAATTTAATTTTTTTCCAAGAAAATGTGTCTTTCAATCTTACTATATATGTAAGAAAAAAATAACCAACTTTGGAGTGCTTAATGCAAAAACAAAAAAAAGTTAAAAACCAAAACAATATCGACCTAGCAAATAACAGACTTTATCTTGATGCTAACATTAATATTAATTTCAGAATTAATGCTGATCGTTTTAGATTTATGATTAATCAAGAAATATGTGAAGAAAAAGATATTAATCAATTAATGGAAAATCTTAAATGGAAAGCTAATTGTGCTATTGAGGACTACCTAGAAAATAACATGCCATTAGTCCTAGATCTATATCCGGACTTTCACATGTTTAAATCTGATACATCCATAAAAGACATATGCGATTAGTGGCGATTTAAGAGGCATACAGTACATGTTAGTACATATAGGTATAATCTATTATATAATTCAGTTTGAGAGTTTTTGTTGTCCACCTTGAGTTACAGCTTATATATCTAAAAGTTTACATAAAGTAATTAATACAGCTAGATATACCTATATAAATAAAAGTACAAATAAGTATATTAGTGCTTGTATGGGATATCTATCCATGATATGGAATAGGAGGGTATTTTTTTAAAATATCCCACTAAGACCACAGCCCCTATTTGGCAACTTGTTTGAACTGTAGAACAAACATCCCTTTCTGACCTACATGGGAAACTAGGCAAAAGATTTTAGAAAGGCAAGAGTGACACAGCCCCCACAATTCAATCTGATGAGGATAGCGATATGGGCTAGTAGCTTTAAACAAGTTTCCCAATAGAGGTTGTGTTCAGAAAAAATCATATCTCAAACGTATTAATAAATAATCAACTAATGGAGACTATATTGAAAACATATATCGATTATAAAAACCAAGTATCTGAAATCAAAACACAGCTAGAAACAGATAAATGTTTCCACACTAAATCAGCAATGAAAGATGCTCTTGAAACTGTAAGCAGAGCCTATGAAAGATTTGTTAGTGAGAATAAAGATTATCATCTAGGTAAATCTAAAGGTTTTAATTATTGGGATGTTCCATCTAATTTGCACCAAGTAAAAGAAAAGCACGTTGATATATTCCAAGCATTTGGAATTAATCCTCAGATTGTTTTGCTGTTAGCGATGGATAGGAATTACTTAAAATCTTTTGAGGTTGTTAAAAAAGTAGCTGAGAAAAAAGAATATCAACCTACTGAGAAACAAGCCACTCATTTAGGTACATGTCAGATTTGTGGATCTGTCCATAAAGTAAACAGAGATACCGGTAAACTAGCATCTCATGGATACACTAAAGGATACAGCTTTCACATGGGCGAGTGCATGGGATCAAGAAAAGATCCTTATGAGATCAGCAATGCTTACTTAATAGATTATTCTGTTTTGTTAGACGAAAGATGCAGAGAAATATCTAAGCAAATCTTGGCATCAGAAAGCACAACAGTTTTTAACGTCAGAAAACTTAGAGAAGAATATAACGAGATTGTAAATCATGTTCAGCCTCGAATAAAAAAGAGATGGCAAACTTGGAAACAATCACAGCTTACACCTATCACATAATAAATGGGGGCAGTAATAACTGCCCTCAACTGTCATCAAGTGTGTGCTTGATCTGATGAGACCAAAAGGTCGAAACAGTTAATTAACCGGAGTACCTAATGCAAAAACATAATTATTCTAAAAAAGAAATTACTGCACACAGTAATACAATTAAGAAAATGGTTCGTAAATGTATGAACCACCTCAAGAAAAAAGAATACGAACTGAATATTACTACAGCAGACGTTGATAAGGCTGTTAAATTAACAAGAGTTGTAAACAAATCATCTAATGCAACTTACGTTCATCACTTTGGAACAAGAGTTACAGCAATTCAGATTAACCTAAGTTATTATCAGCATGTAAATGAAGATCGTTTTCATAAAGAATATGACAACTTTAACAAAGATCCTCAGATAGGGGGCAGACGATGCCTTAACCTAGACCATGCATATCTAATGAGTGTTAGTCATGAGGTCAGCCATTTTATTCAGTTTAACAATGCACCTAGAGTTAAACGATTTGCTAAGAACTATAAGAAATCACATGGCGATTGTTTTAAGGCTGTATATCGATATTTAAGAAGAGACCTAGTTAATCCTATCATCGACAAGGACATACTAGACAACGACAACCAACCTAAACCATCTGTAAACAAGGAGACTATAATGCAGAAAAACAAAGTAATAATATCTAATGATATAAAGAAACAAATGGCATCCCAAGAGGCACAGCATACGTTGCTAAAGGGATCTAACAAAGCACAATCAGAGGCTATGAGTGCCATAAGAGTTGATCAGTATGCAGAGGGAGTTTTAATAGTCCATGCATTACCTAGAACTGAGACCGGTAATCTTTTAGAGGATCATTCAAACGAGATCCTCACGATACTTGAGACAGAGATCAACATGTCAAAAACTCAAGCTGATTTGTTTAAGAGAAACATAACTTTGTTTTCAAATAAACATAAAGATGATTTGCCATCTAGCAATCTAACAAAAACTTTCGTGTTAGATTTGTTCGAGACATTGAACCTTAAATCACAAGCTAAGATCATTGCTCATAACAAAGGCGAGGATGTTAAAACACCTTTGGATACAATCATCGATAAGTTGGTAGGTCTAAAGACTAAGACCGGTAAGCAAAGGGATGGTCTTATCATGACACAATCTGACCTCGATGATTTCAAGGTTAGATTAATCAATAGGTTTGAGATTGCAGACAAAGGCAGAAAGGCAATCGATGAGGCAGAGGAAGAGCAATCAGTAGTCGATGATGTTACTGAGGCTTTACTTGCTTAATCTAATACACAAATTGGCACAGATCTATATGGTCTGTGTCTGCTTGTTTATTGGAAATACTATCATCCATATAAGCAGAAACCTAAACAACCAAAGGAGACTATATGTCACAGAAATATAAAGAACTCATATTTCCAAAAGATTATGAGGTTAATTATCCACAGAAAGAACAAGCTGTGGAAAACTTTATGCAAGATCAACTGCAAGATCTAACTAATGATCAAGTAATTGATGCTGTCGTAAATCAGTATGGTAAAGAATATAAAAACCTAGCTGAAAAAATAATGAAAAAATTTAAACAACAAGTGGAGTTATAATGAGTAAACATAATCAAATAGTTGACCACTTTAAAGGTCGTATCGTTAAAGGAATATTCACAAAACTTGATGGATCAAAACGTAAGTTTTGGGGAGTTCTAAAACATGAAGATCGAGATCTTGGAAAAGATCTTGTTACTGTCTACGATTTCAGAATAAAGCAGTATCGTAGATTTAGATTGGATAGTGGCACTTTAAGATTAAAAAGTGGCAACATCTTTTATAAATATAACCATGCAAATGGTATAACTTTTAAAACAAGGAGTGCATAATAATGCGTATTACAGACATAAGAAATGCTATTCAAGGCATGATGATCCATAACTTTAAAACTGTTCAAGGTGGTCGTAAAGATCAGCTTGTTATCCCTTATGTTGAGGGGGGAGTTGGTCAAGGTAAAACTACTGTGGTCAATTCATTAACTACTGACGAACTTATCCTTAAACATTGTAGAGAATTGTTTGGCTATAAGGAAGATAAGCTAGGCTTTATTAACTTTGGTTTACCACAGTTTGATCCATCAGAGATTGCCGGTTGGCTTGTGCCATCCAAAGATGGGGAAAGCATGAACAGATTAAGACCTAATTTTATGCCTACTGATGGCTGTGGAATTATATTTGTTGATGAGGTTGCACAAGCTACATTAATGGCTCACAACATCTTTGGTCAGCTAGTCGATGAACGTAGGTTAGGGGATCACTATCTACCGGATGGATGGATGATTGTAGGTGCTGGGAATAGGCTGTCAGATCGTGCCGGATCTAATAAGCTACCATCACAGCTTAGAGATAGATTTACATATCTTAGCCTTGAGATTAACCTCGATGATCTACTGCATTACTATGCATCTAACAATGTGGATCACAGATTAAGTTCGTGGTTAAAGTTTGATGATCAGCATCTTTATAACTTTGATGTGTCAGCTAATAGTAACTGTACACCTAGATCTGTTGAAAGAGCCGGTGTCCTTTTAAATCTTGGTTTCGACAGCACCACTTTACGAGGTGTACTTGAGGGGCAGATTGGAGAGACAGCATCAGCTAGTTTGATGGCTCACATAAAGTTACACGACAAACTGCCGGACTTTGACAAGATTGTTAATGATCCGGATGGCACAGAAATACCGGAAGATCGTGGTGTTCTTTATGCCTTATGTGGTTCATTAGCTTTTAAGATGAACATGACAAACTGTGCAAGTATTCTTAAATACATTCAAAGAATACCGGAGCAAGAGTTCATGGCTTTCATGCTTAAAGATGCTGTAACAAGAAACAAAACTCTTGTTACCAACCAAGCTATGAAACAAGTTCTAGGATCTAAAGGTAATCTTAAAGATCTATTACTTTAAAAATTTATATCTGTGGTGCTACGTACCGGTAGTGCCACAGACAAAAACTTTACGTAAACTTTTTTGGAGACTTTAATGCAAAACTTAAAACTAGAAGATAAGTTCTCAAAGATTAGAATTCAGTTACTTTGGGATCGTGATGGTGTTGGTCATGCTTTCTATGGGATCGTTCTTGTTAAGATGAAGATCATAGAAAAGAATGAAATCCCCACCTTTGCAACTGATGGCAAAGATATTTTCTTTAACAGAGAATATGCTGACAGCTTATCCTTTGAGCAGTTAAAAGGTGTTATTGTACATGAGGTAAAACATCGTGGACTAAAACATCATATCAGACAGCAACAAAGGGATGCTGAGATTTGGAACATAGCTTGTGATCTTTCTATCAATCCAATAATAAAAAACTCCGGTTTAACTTTGCCGGATGGTGGTTTGTTTGATCCTCAGTTTATAGGTTGGAGTAGTGAAAAGATTTACAATACCATTGCTCCACAGATCCAAGCTAAGAAAAAACAGCAACAGCAACAAGGTCAAGATGGAGATGGACAGCCATCAGATGATGGAGATCCTACTTGGTTACAGCCTCAATCATGGGGCAATATCGAGGGCAATGTTACTGATGGCATGTCTCCGGCTGAACTAAAGGCTGAAGAGGCTGACGTAAATGAAGAGATCTTCCAAGCTGTGCGACAAGCTAAAGAAAGAGGCACTATTCCGGCAGAGGTCAAACAAATGGTCGAGGTCATGAAAAGAGCAGAGATTAATTGGCAAGACATTGTTGAAAGACATGTCGAGGGCGATAATCCTCACGACTTTTCATATAGGAAGATGCACAGAAAGTTTTACTACAGCCATAACATAGTTGCCCCTACCATAGAAAATTATGGTGTTGGTCATGTTGTTGTTGGAGTGGATAGTTCCGGATCTGTATCAGATAAAGAATTACAGTATTTTCTAGGTGGTCTAAATGCTTTGTCATTAGAACTTAAACCTAAATCAGTTACTGTGATCACTTGCGACAGCAAAGTACAAAACGTCTACAAGCATGAGCAAGGAG